TAATCAAAACAATGATATTCCATTAGAAGTGGAATATAGATTATATAATTCACAAACTTCTGATCATCAATTTGATGTAATACCTTGGACAAAACTCAATCGTACATTTAAAGGTTATGAGTTTTTATTGGATTTCTCTTGGTTAATTCCACAAGATTACACAATTGAATTAAGATTAATTAATGGTAACACATTCAAATTAAAAGAACCTTTGAAGTTTACAGTTGTTTCAGATGGTATTACAACTCCATCAGATTTTGGTTTAACCACAACCACAACAACGTCAACCACAACCACAACAACTACGTTGCCACCTACGACAACTACTACAACAACGGTAGCACCAAATCCACCGATATTTATGTCGTTTACGCCACAATCAGCAGTTGGTACTTATACAAATACAGATACACTTGTTGGAAATAATGCACTGTTTGAATTATTATGGACAACAGATGGTAATCAAACACAAGATTATGCTGGAACTCCTTTTGGATTACCACTTAATAGCAATACAACACTTCAAGTAGACTTTGTTTCAAGTGGTGGTAGTTATTTTGAACTTACAACTGCAACTGGATTAACAACTGGTGGTTCATCAGCAGTTATTTCAAATGGAACATTAAATATTAATTTAAGTGCTGGTGATAAAAATGGATATTTAGAAATGAGAGTAAGAAATAGTGGTGCAACTGCTGCTGGTTTTACTATAGATGTAAATAATAGTCTTGACCCAACACAAGAAATGGGTGTTGTCTCTGGTGCAACAGATGTTGAATATGACACAAGATTTAATGCTGGTACTACACATGGATATATTGATATAACACCAACAAACAATACGGTATTCCAAAGTGTTAATACGTAAAAACTACGAAAAAAAAGTGAAAAGGTTTCGTGAAAATAAATATTTTTTAAGTATTTATACGAAAGAACTTGTAAGTTAATGTAAAATAATGTAAATTTGCCTTTGAGCAAACATCCAGAACTGATTTTGGATGAATAATGTAAATAATTGTAACAGTAAAAAGTGTAAGCAAATGGAAAACACAAATGAAAATGGACAATCTACACAAGGTGTGGATTTGTCTAAGTACAAACAAATGTTCGCAAATCATCAAGCGAACCCTAACAAATCAAAAAGACCCTCACGTGAAGAAATCCTCGCAAAGTATTTTGTCCCTCGACATGATAAAGAGTATTTCAGAATTCTCCCACCTTTAGAAGGTAGAGATTTTCTCGAAACAGCATTCTTTCACGTTGTTCCTATTCCTTCTGGTGGTGGAAAGAAAAGATATCGTAAGATATACTGTCCAGCACATAATGATGCTAAAGTACCAAAAAAAGACGAAAATGGTGTTGTAATTACTGATCAATCTGGAAAACCAGTAATGGTTAGTAAACCATGTCCTTTATGTGCTAAATCAAAAAGTATTCTTAAAAAACAAGACCCAACAATTAAGAATATCAAGGTAGAAGATATGACTGATGCGCAAAAATCAATTAAAGCAGAAAATGATAAAATTTGGAGAGCGTCAAGTGAATTGCAAGCAAAGAAATTTTATATCATTCGTGGTATTGATAAAGGTGCAGAAAAGGATGGAGTTAAGTTTTGGAGATTCAAACACAATTTCAAACAGCAAGGTGTTCTTGATAAGTTAGGTCCAGCCGTGACGAATTGGATGGACATTAATGGTATCGACTTTACAGATGCTGAAAAAGGTACTGATTTGATATTAACTGTTGTTGATCAGCAGTTACCGGGTCGTGACAGAACATATCGTGATGTATCATCAATTTACCCAAGAGGTTCTACGCCTTTACATACCGACCCTCACGTATTGAAGGAATGGTTGGATGATAAAACCACATGGAGAGACGTATTTAAACCTGCTGGTGCACCAAATATTACTTCACATCAATATTTGGAATTGGTTGCAATGGGTCAAGCACCTTATTGGGATGATTCTGATCCAAATAACAAGAAGTGGGTATTTCCGGGACATCCAGAACTGGAAGAAAAAGCAAATACCAGAACTAAAAATTTGGATTCTGATGATGGTCAACGTAACATTGAAATGGCATCCGATGTAGTTACTAAAACATATGACAAAGTAAACATTACAAATGTTGAAAAGGAAGATGTTGGAACGTATCAGGATAATGCTGTCGATTTAACTGCTGAAATTAAAGCAAAAGCAGAGACAACACCAGAAGTTAAATCAGAACCTGTAGCAGAGGCAAAACCAGCAGCAGATACAACTACTGAGGTGGTAAGTCAAGAAGATGATTTTGATCCTGAAAGTGAGGATTATGATGATCTACCATTTTAATTGACAAACATTACAAAGGGGGTTCTCGCCCCCTTTTTATAACACTTATTTTTAAATAGCAAACAATGGCAGTACCAAGCGGTAACAAAAAACCTACGAAAAAGAAAGTATTCTCATTAGACGATTTTAAGAAAAAGGTTGGTATTGAAGATGTACCAGACAAACCTTTATCTTGGTATAAATGTTCACCAGCACTTCAAAAGGCAACGGGATTACCCGGATTCCCAAAGGGTTATGTATCATTAGCACGTGGATTCTCCAATACAGGGAAATCCACTTCGGTGCTTGAAGCAGCAGTAAGTGCTCAAAAACAGGGAGACTTACCTATTATTATTGATACTGAAAATAATATTGGTGATGAACGTTTAGTAAAAATGGGATTTGATTGGGATTTAGCTAATCTAAAGATTAATAATGAATATATATTACGAGAATTTGGTAAAAAGAAAGACAAGAATCGTAATGAAGCAGCAATTGAAGATCAGGCAGATATGATTCATCATTTCTTAAACATGCAAGAAGCAGGTGAATTACCATATAATATTTGTTTTATAATTGATTCATTAGGAACATTAGATTGTGTGCGTTCAATAAATGCACAAGAAAAAGGAACATCAGATAATAATATGTGGAATGCAGGTGCATTTGAACACAGTTTCAAATCAATTATCAATAGTAGAATTCCTGCTTCAAGAAAAGCAAATAAAGAATATACAAACACACTCATTGCAGTTCAAAAAATTTGGATTGATAACATGGGTGCTGGTGTTGTAAAACATAAGGGTGGTGAAGCATTCTTCTTTGGTGCAAGATTAATTTTTCATCATGGTGGTATTGCAGCACATGGAACTAAATTAGTTGGTGCAGCATCAAAAGGAAGAGACGTTAACTATGGTATTGAAACTAAAGTGAATGTTGTTAAGAATCATATTGATGGTGAACTTGGTGGTATTTCAATGGAAGGTAAAGTAGTTTCAACACCACATGGATTTATTTTCCCTGATGATGTTAAAGAATATAAGAAAGAACATATTCTTTATTTCCGAAAAGTTCTTGGTGATGATACACTTAATCCAGATGATATATTAACTAAATATACTGATGTTAATATGGATGGTGAAGAAGAATTGAATGTTGAAAACTTAAATGAAACATATAACGCCAATTTTCGTGGTAAGGATGTTGATTTAGATACTGGCGAAATAAAAGAATAATGAAAATTAGAACTTTAGTTGTAGATTCTTCTTTTCTCCTTAAAAGATCATGGCATGGAGCAAAGAACACCTATACTCCAAAATTTGGACATATAGGTGGACTTTATTCTTTTCTTACAACTGTTAGAAAACTCATAAAAACCCATATGATTAATAAAGTTGTTTTGGTGTGGGATGGTGAAAATGGTGGAATATTCAGACATAACATTGATCTTGCATATAAAGCAAATAGAGAAGATAAAAAGTGGAATCAAAAAATTGTTCTTAGTGAAGCACAAATACGAAGGGAAAAGGAGAAAAAAGAATCTCTACTAAAGCAAAGAAAAAGAATACAAGCATATGCAGAAGAATTATTTCTTCGTCAAATTGAGGTTGAAAATGTTGAAGCAGACGATATAATTGCACAATATTGTCAAGACTATCATGATGATGAAGAAATATTTATCTATACAAATGATAGAGATTTTGCACAGTTACTTGATTTAAATATCACAATATTATTTGATAATCTTGATACACCAATAACAAAAGATAATTTTCTTTTCAAATTTGGTTATCATTATAAAAATGCATTACCAATTAAAATAATTGAAGGTGATACAGCAGATAATATTGCAGGTGTTGGTGGTTTAAAATGTAAAACTTTATTGAAACATATTCCAGAACTAAAGTTTAAAGTTTTAACGGTAAAAGAAATATGTGCAAAGGCAGATATGATAAATAAAGAAAGGGTTGAAAATAAAAAGAAACCTTTAAAGTCTTTGGAAAATTTAATAAACAATGTTCCACGATTAATCAAAAATTATAAATTAATTAATTTAAGAAATCCATTTTTAAATCAAAAAGCTGTTGATGAACTCGAACAATTATCAATGCCTTTGGATGATGAAAATCGTGGTAGTAAAAATTTAATTAAATATATGAAAGAAGATGAATTTTTATTAGCATATGGTGGAACTTTTCCAAACTATGTTCAACCATTTTATCCTGTGGTTTCTAATGAAAAAAGATTATTGAATGAATTTTATAAAACAGCAGAGAATTAGTGGCGTTTTTCATTTTATTCAGTTATATTTGTATAGCAAAACAGATTTATTAACTTTTAAACATAAAATATATGAGCAGATCACATCAAAATACCTTTAAGTTTGTATTATCTCAAGATGAATCAACAATAGTTGAAAGAGTATTTTCAGCAGATGTTTATAATCCTGTTGTAAGATATTCAGTAGATATACGAGATATGATACCTTCTATCTCATTCAAACTTCAAAAGGCATTATCAAGAAGAAATCTTACATGTCAGTTTGATACTGGTAATAATGATCATCCTAATTATGATCTTGTAGATTTATATAAAGATACTCTTGATGGTAAGGTGGCAGGTTATAAGAATAAACTTTCAAGACCACCAATTAAAACACAAAACATTAATGGTAAAAACATTAGTGGTGTTGAATGCAAATTTGGATTATATATTAATAATAATCCTATTGTTGAACGAAATTTCTATGTTGACGATTTTAACGTTGCGTCCAGATTTTCTTTGGATATTGTTGAAGTCGTAAATGATATCGTTTTCGACATTGAAAACGATTTAAAAGCACACGATGTTAATCATATGTGGAATGATTATGAATTAATCAAAAAATATGGT